GATACGTACAGACATGTCATCTAATTTGACAGACCCAAGAGATTTGGCAGTCTTTAATAAAACTATTGCAGATGTAGAAGCAAGATATGACACAGCTACAAATCAGATTTATGAGATTGATTTAGACGATGAAGCTGTAGCTACATTTATAAACAGAGAAGCTACAAAGCTAGACCAAACTCCTGCTGTACAAGCTGAGATGAATAGACTAGGCTTACCTGATGATGCAGATGGTGCGGCGCTGTATGCAAAAATTAGAAATGAAATGTTAGATGAAATAATGATGAGACCTAACATGAGTATTCTTGGTCTTACTAGAAAAGCGGATAAGATGGCTTCAGAATATCTTAACATGCAAGGTATAAAAGGAATGTCATTTAATGACAGATTTGCAAAAGCTAGTGATAAAGGTAGAGGTAACCCTGACAATAATCCTCGTAATTACGTTATTTATGACACAGACTTTGCTAAAGTAAAGAAAAGACAAAACATAGAAATAGACCAAAACACACCTAGTGCAGAGGGTGTATCGTACTCAGTAGAGGGCATATTAGACGAAAGATTTGCTACAAGAAAGTCCGATAAAGATGCGGCTTTAGCAGGTATTTTAGGAGTAGACACTAAGATACAAGGTGAAAGTAATATATTCATACCTGACATAGACCTAAGAAACTTAGAAGGATTCTCCTTTGTGTCTAGTTACGCAGACCTATCTCGTGCAGGTGGATTCTTGACACATGTCAATGGCACGAAGTTTCCAAACCCAGTAGCAATGAAAGGCGGTCAAGACTTTATGGTGTTACCTGAGAATGTAGATAGAAACTTGTTATGGGCATCACACAGAGATGCTACTGCCGCTATCATAAGACAAGCCGGAGAAGCTAGAAAGTTAACAGGAGCTGACCCTTTATATTTACCATTTAGAATGTCACCTAAAGGTTTAGACTTTAGCCATCAGACAACAGACACAATGTTGCAATCAGCACTCGCAGGACTAAATAACGCACAGCTTAAACATCTTGATAAATTAATTAAAACTACATCTAAAGATTTAGAGACTGGACAATTGGTTAATAAAAACTGGAGAGGTATTAAATCAGACAATCCATTAAAAGGTACAACAGGAGCTGAAAGAAAAGCTATAGCTAGTATTATTGACGTAAACTTTAGAGCTAACAGAGGTATATATACTAAGGGTCAAGACAATGGTGTGCTGTCATACCCACAAGCTAGAATAGCTAACACAGACATAAAACAAATTAATGCTACAGAAGGCACGCTACAAAACATAGGACAGCTTGATTTGTCAGATAACGTTGCTAATCGCTACAGTAATCATGAGAGCTACAATACAGGAATGGCAGGTCAGCCTGTAGGTAGATTTACACAAGACTTACATTTACTAGATTTAGTTACAGACATCAGAAACAATGCAGGTGAGGTAATTACAAGAGATAATATTACTCCGCAAAACATTAGAAAACTACAAATGATGAAACCACCAACAGGTGTAATTACACATGACCTATTGATGGGTCTTGAAAAACAAGGGTTACTCTAATAAATAATGATATACTATTGCTAAATTAGACAGGAGACAGCATGGCAACAACACTAGAGCAAAAGATTGACCAATTGTTAGGCAGGTTAGACATGAGCGGCGGTGGCGGTGGTGTAATGAGCTTACTAGACACTCCTACAAATCAAGTACAAGATGCTCACCGAGAAAGATACCTTATGGATATGTTCTCAGGCAAAAACCCTGACACAGGTGAAAGTTTCTTAGAGCCGACTGTATCAGCAACATCAGAAAAAATGAAGATGCTTGAAATGAGGGCAAGACAAGCAGGTATGAGTGTACAAGAATTTATAGAAAGTGGTGGTGGTGCTAGAGGTTTAGGAACACCTGCAATGCGTGATGCGCTTATAAAGTATGGCATGGATAAGGATATGTCAGCATATGATTTAGTTACATCAGGAAAAGCTACATCAGCTAACTTAGGTTTTAGTGGTGAACGTGGCTTTGAGACTCCGGCAATGCGAGATAATGCACAAGCTGTAATGTCTAGACTAAGTGAAGCGGAATATAGAGATGTTATGGAAATATTGCCACAACTGAGTGGTGAACAATACCGAGCATTTATTGCAGGACTTGAAAATGGTTCTATTAATCCAAGTGGCTATGAAGTACAAAATCAAGATAGATTGAGGATGTACTAATGGCTTTATCTAATTACACAGGACTAAAAGCTTCTATAGCTGACTTTTTAAACAGAGATGACCTTACAGCAGTAATACCTGACTTCATTACATTGGCTGAGGCTCAGATAAACAGAGACGTTAGACACTTTAAGATGGAAGCAAGGTCTAGTGGTCAACAGTCAGCAAACGATGAGTATATGCAAACTCCTGCTGATTGGATAGAAACAATACGATTACATCTCACAGGCACAGGAACTACAGTAGTTAATTTAGTTTCTAGAGATGCTATGGCTGACAAACGTCAAGCTCAGAGTGATGCCACAGGAACACCAATAATGTACACACACGCAGATGGACAATTTCAATTGTACCCAACTCCGGGAAACGACACAGATTTTGAGTTGCTTTACTATCAGAAAGTACCATCCCTTAGTAGTAACTCAGATAACTGGCTTTTGCTAGAAGCACCTGATGTATACCTCTACGGAGCGTTACTACATTCAGCACCGTATTTAGCAGAAGACCAAAGGGTAGCAGTTTGGGCGCAGATGTATTCTGCCGCAGTTGCTAGATTAAATGAATATTCTGACAATGCACGTTTTAGTGGGTCAGGATTAACACTTAAAGTGAGAGGATTAGTATGAGTTTTTCAAACTTCTTAGAAACAGAGATATTAGACCACGTATTTGCAGGTGCGGCTTACACAGCTCCAAGTACAAAATACTTAGCGTTGTTTACAGCAGTAGCAGATGGCGAAACAGGTTCGGTTACTGAAGTAAGTGGTGGTGGTTATGCACGTCAATCAGTTGCATTTACAACATCAGGTAACACTACGTCTAATAACGCGGCAGTAGAATTTCCTACAGCTACAGGTAATTATGGAACTGTAACACACGTTGGTGTTTACGATGCTTCAACATCAGGTAACTTAATGGCTTATGCGGCTTTATCGTCAAATAAGACTATTGAAACTGGTGACGTGTTTCGTGTGCCATCAGGTGACCTAGACATTACACTTAACTAATTAAGTAAATGGCTTTTGAGTATGGTGAATCGTATTTCGGTTTACGCTCTTTTGGCTCAAGTGCAGGTGATGTAAAGGATGCTTCTGCTACAGTAACTGCTACTTCAGGTGCTAATGGTGTAGATTGGATTGTCACTATGGGTGGCGATGCTTCTACGACTGTAACATCTAGTGCCACTTGTAGTGGTGAAGTAGTAATTATTGAAGATACTTCTTCTCGTCTTTATGGCGATTGGCAGTATGGTGTCGGTGTATTTGATGGTGATGACAACTTACAAACAGTAGTCACAGCAACGTCAAGTGCAACAGCAGACAGTAAGCGTGTAAGAATAGCTTCGGCAACTTCAACTGTTGCTTCAGGATTTAGTGCAAATGCTAGGCGTATACCTGAAGGCTCAGTATTAATTTCAGGTGGTTCAACAACTACCATTAATACAACAGCAAATGGTACTAGACGTAGAATCGGTTCTGCTACAGTTAATGCAGTAGCAACTACAACGCAAAGTGCTATGCGTGTTCGCACAAGTCCACAAACAGCTACCGCAGTAGCAACAGTTATTGCAAGTGGTGTGTTTATGATAAGTGCATCAGCAACTGTTAGTGTTGTAGCAACAAGCGCGGCTATATGTAATCGTGTTAGATTTGGTTCAGGTGTACCAACAGCAGTAGCTAGTATTACTGTACTCGGATTTGCTACAAGAGGTGGCATTGCATCAACGGGAAGCACTCATACAAACGAGGTAACTGTTGCTAGTGTGAGTGGTGCTAATAAATACTTTATAAATGGCGTTCAACAAGAAGCACAATTCTTGGTTGAAGGCAACACGTATGTGTTTAATTACCCATCAGGACATCCATTAAGATTTTCTACAACCTCTAATGGTACACATGCAAGTGGAACAGAATACACAACAGGTGTAACACACAACTCATCAACGCAGTCTACAATTGTTGTAGCAGATGGAACGCCTGACCTGTATTACTATTGTTCTTTGCATTCAGGGATGGGTGGTACAGCAACAACACCAAATAATTCTACAAACTCAAGCACAGCAAGTGACTCAGAACAAATATTTCAAGGTCATGCAGTCACACAACCTGAAGCTAGTATCACAGCAACTTGCAACAGAGTACATCGTGTCGGTGGTATAGTATCATCTACATCAGGAACAGCTACAATTGGTAGAGAGAAATGGGAGTTAATAACTAATAACTCTGTAACTTGGACACAAATAGCGGCTTAATATGGCATTAATACCTTTACAATTACCACCGGGTCAATATAGAAATGGTACTGATTTTGAGGCTTCTAACAGATGGAGAGATGCAAGTCTTGTTAGATGGCTTGATGGTTCTTTAAGACCAGTAGGTGGATGGACAAGCAGAAAAACAAGCGCTTTTGCCGCCGCACCTAGAGCAATGTTAACTTGGCTTGATAACTCTAGTGATTCTTATTTAGCAGGTGGAACATATAACAAATTATATTATGTAAATCCTTCACAAACAGTATACGATATAACACCATCAGGTTTGACAGCAGGTAATTTAAACGGTGCGTTAAATGTAGGTTTTGGTGGTGGTTTTTACGGTTACACTAATTATGGTCGTGCGCCAACTTCATCAGGTATATATGCAGAAGCTACAACTTGGTCATTAGATACATGGGGTGAATACCTTATGGCTTGTTCATCTAAAGATGGCAAGATATACGAATGGCAACTAAACACAGGAGTTGTTGCACAGGTAGTAGCTAATGCGCCAGTCAATAATAAAGCTTTAGTTGTTACTGAAGAGCGATTTGTGTTTGCACTTGGTGCAGGAGGTAATCCTAGAAAAATAGCATGGTGTGACCAAGAAAACAATACGTCATGGACACCTGCCGCTACTAACCAAGCAGGTGATTTTGAGTTACAGACAGTAGGTCAAATAATGTGTGGCTTACGCATGAGAGGTCGAACATTAATTCTTACTGATAACGATGCACACGTTGCACAATATTCAGGTGGGCCTTTTGTATATGGTTTTGAAAGAGTAGGTACAGCTTGTGGTGTTGCATCAAGACGTGGCGCTGTAGCAATTGATGAAGGTGCATTTTGGATGGGGCAGAATGGATTCTTTACTTTTGATGGTTCAGTAGCAAGTGAAATACCTTGTGAAGTATCTGATTATGTATTTGATGACATGAACCCATCGCAAATAACTAAAGTGTATGCAGTACACAACTCACAACATGGAGAGATATGGTGGTTTTATCCTTCAGG